TAAGTTTTCCTTTTGAGTCGCCTTTACTAGAGATACTACCATAACCCCAGTTCTCAGGATCATTGTGATGCTTAGGTAAATTACTTCTAGTATCTAATGGATCTGTCCATACAGTATCTCTGTCAAATGTAGATCGTTTTTGACCCGGATCTTTTTTAGGTCTTTCTTTTATACCGTATCCGTAATCTATACTGTCGTAATCATCGCTGTCGCCTTTTTTCTGCGTGAACAACTGACCTTTGTATTTAGGATCACGCCATTTCGCAGATTCTTCCATATCTTCATAATCTGTAGGATCATGTTCCTCATAGTGATAATACTCTAATGCTTCTTGACGGCTCCATCCGTATTTTCGCATTAAGTGTCGAATCTTTTTCTCTTCGTCGTCTTCATGATGAGCTGTTTCTTTTATTGTTTCATACATTGCTGTTAACTTATCGACTAACGATTCATGCATTGGATGTTGTAAAGCGTTTGTTCCTGGAGCGCGAGCTAGCGGACTTACTTTACCTTTACTGTTCATATCGTCGCCACTAAAAGTAACTGCATCAACGCCGTGTGTATGATGTCCACTATCACCATGTGCACTATTTCCCCACACTTCTTTATCATCATCAAAAACTTCGTCCATTTCTTCTTCGTGTGCCATATGTGCAATCATATCGCCCATGATAGGTTCTTCTGCATCGCCACCGTGAGGCTCACCAAACAACGCATCATGATCGTGTCCATCTTTACCGTCTTCAATATCTTTAAGAATATTCATTAAATTACGAACACCGCCTGAACCAGTACCATTTAACGTCACATTCATTGAAACATTGTCAGGTTGTTTAGGTGCTTCTGGATGACCCGCCATACCTGGCAATCCCATCGGGCCGCCTATAATTTCAATACCTTCTTCTTGGCCTGGTTTATCTGTATGTACAGGAGCAATTGGAGGAGCATTTTCTTCGATGCTTTGTAGCTTTGTCATTAGATCTTTAAAATTCATTATTTTGCTCCTTGAAACAATTGATCATTAACACCTTTAATTTCTTTGCCTACATGTTTTTCTTTACCTAATTCTTTTAAAAATGTTAGATTGTATTTTTCGCCGTACATGTTGCTAAAGTTACTAGGTTCATAGTCTGTACCTATAATAGCTTCTCCTGTGCGTTCATCATGGGCATGATTAATTTCGTATTCGTGTTCTTCACCAATGGTTTTAACTTTGACATTGGCTTGTGCCATTCCTAATCCGCTAGCTATACGCTCACGAACTTGCATACTGTTTGCTGGATAATCTGTTGTGACATCAAAAATGGTCATACGAATATTTTTATGATCAGGAAAATCTGCATAGTGCGGATTTATTGGCGTGCGACGAGCTGCACTAACACTTGTTACATGGAATTCAGCTAATGCTGATTTAATCTGTGTTTGGCAATCTGTTGGGCATTCGCCGGCAATCTTTACTTTAAATTCGTAAATTTTCTTGCTTTCTGTTAAGTATTCTTTAAATGATTTCATTATATTATCCCAGTATTGTATTTATTTCATACTCTTCAATTTTTCCAGCAAGCTATTACGATCCGTAATAATTACACCATCACCTTGTAAGGTAACTCCTTCGTCTGAATTGCTTGCATCTTGATCTAGCTTTTGTTTTTTCAATTGCAAATCAATCATCTTAAGTTTTTTATCAATTTTTGCAGCTTTAGCATCTATAGCATTTTTCAACATACTAGCTGCTACTTCAAACATTCTAGCACTGTATCTAGCTTCTACATTCATTCCTAGATCCATGATGTCTTCGTAAGCATCTGTTGCTTTTTGTGCTAGTACATCAAATTCACTGTCGCTTACATCACCTAGACCTTTAACTTGAGGTAACGCAGCACTAATTTTATCAAACTCGCTTATGTCGCGCATAAATGGCTGAGCTACTTCAGATTTTTTAGCGGCTTTTTCTTCCTGTTTTACAATCTTCTTGCTTTCAGGTAAATTTAATATTTCTTCTAGTCTTTTGGTCATACAGTTACTTATCTTTAGACTTGGCTGAATATATCATTTTCGTTTAGTATGCGAAACTTTAAGCCTTGTTGCTGACACCAGGCATTAGCTGCAGACCATTTTGCTTGATTTTTTACAAACTGTGCTTGATTATATTTGTTTTTACCTACACGCTCTAAAATAGTTTGACTAGCAGGTTTTATTTCAATGAGTTCTGTAATAATGCGATTTTTTTTATCTGAATACTGTATAAAAAAGTCAGGCACATATACAGTTTGTCTACCAGTTAGTGGGTCTCTGTAGGGTATCTGTATAGCTTCGCTGGCCCACTTCAGGACACTTTTGTTATTATCGCAAAAATTCATAAAGGTCCATTCCCAGCTAGAACGATAGGTAGGAGTTTTTGTTCCTACATATTTTTCTGGATGTTTGACAACATACTTGCCTCTTGCAAATTTAGCCATATTAGATTAAAATGTTTCTAGCTTCAAATGTGTTATCAACTGTTGCTGTTCGATAACCTAACAGGCTAGTTTTGTCTCTGCTAGCATTGACAACTTGAGCTACTACTTGGCTAAGTTGAATATCAGTTAGGCTTTTAAAAGTGTCTAGCAATTTAAAAACATCAACTCTTTCTGCTCTAGCTTGATTTAATAGTACAATTGCAATAGAATTGGCACTAGTTTGATCAAAACCTCTTTTTACAAAAAAAGCTACTGTAATATCAATTTGACTTGCAGGGAAACTTACAGTTTTATTAAAAGTATTGTTAAAAAATGTTTTAACATTAGTTGTAAGGTCTTGGACTGTTGGTAAATTTGTAGTAGTCATAGTTTAAAAATCCCATACTTGCGTATCCTGATCCCCCGAAGAACTTGGATTGTAATCTGTACCTTCAGGAGCACGAGAATCCCAAGGTCCTGCTTCATCTAGTCCTTGATTTTCCGCACTGTTAGTTTGTTCCCCGAGTTCAGGATTAGCATTATTATCCCAAGGTCCGCTTTCATCTAACTCTGCTGTGGCAGGTTGATTCCATGGTCCGTCTTCATCTTGTTCGGCCGACGGATCTTCTCCTAGATTAGCAGATTCTGTGCCGCTGGTACCAGCTTGTGTATTACTTGTATTGGTACCAGCGGCGCCTGGAAAACTAAACCCGCTTAGAGCTCCTGCAGCTTTGCCAATTAAACTAATCCCTAGACCAACAGCACTTGCTACGGCTGCTCCGCCTAATACTAAGCCGGCGGCACTTTGATAGTTATTTACAGTATTTAAAGCATTATTAAGTATACCAGTTCCTAAAGCACTTGTACCGCCTTGTCCGGCAAAACTTCCGCCATTGCTAATTCCGCCAGCGCCTAAATTAGGACTTGGTGTAGTATCATAGTGACTTGTGCCAAACCCTTCTGGATTTCCGGCAGAGACTAAACCTGTATCGTAACTTACAGCTTCGTATATAATTTTCATATCAAAATCGTGGACACCTTGATCTGCATAATTTACTCGTTTATGATTAAAACTAGTAATCATAGGCCCCCACAGTTGATGTAGTACATATTCGCGACGAGCCATTTGATAAATTTTTATATAATTAAAAAATGGTCTAGTGCTTCCATTATCAAATCCATAGTTGCCGGGCATTGCAGTTGTGTATGCTTTGGTAGCATTTCTTTCGTAAGCCCCAGGTGTGTTTGCTGTTGTTGGATCTGCATAATAGTATTTGTAATATGCTTGCCATAACTGGTTTATAATACCTAAATTGTCATCATGAAATGTAATACCAATTTCGTTTGGTTTATATTGATATTGAACATTCTTTTTTCTGTTATATTGATTAAGAACTTGTGTTTCTATTTTATAACTAGGCAAATCAATGCTTTTGACTAACATGTTTATTTCTTCGCCATATCTTTGCACTAAGGTGGCGCTGCCCAATGCAGCTTTGTTTATTCCAAACGCAACATGGAATAAAAAGTTATGTTTAGGAGCAAGCCTGAACTGATCAACATTAAACAAATGGTCAGCATGTTGCTGATCACGAAGTATTGGTGTCATTTTAATTTATATAATATGCCATACTTTATTTATCGATAAAATAAAGTGAGCATATAATGAATAGTCATAATAAAACCCGTCGAAACGGGTTTTATTATTAACTACCTAATGCACTAGTTCCGCCTGGGAATTTTTGTATAGTTTGAACTGCACCAACACCAGTAGTTGGTTTAGTTTGGATAGCATTATCAAATCTAATCGAAATATCTATCATTGCTGGACCTGCTTCGCTGTATTTGATATCGTTGTAGTTTGTAGATTCAAT